GTTACGGAATACGCGGACGGGCTTGAGCATCGGGGTCTCCTGTGTTTCGCTCGACAACAGGAGATTTAGCGGGTCGCCTTACCAAGGTCAAGGGAGAAATGGGGGTCGATGGGGAGAAAAGATCGCTTGACACTGGTAAGGCTTCCGCCTATCTATCGGATGTCGAGCAACACAAGGACACAGACCATGGACATCCAGGCACACGAGGACAACACGGGTTACGCACCAGCCAGCGAGCGCTGGTATGCTATCGATCACGATACGTTCGATGGCTGCGAAGACGGCAACAACCGCGAGGGCCGCGGCTCCTCCGCCAAGGCAGCGGTGATGGACCTCATAGAGCGCCTGTTGGACGAGGGCGAGATCGGGCACGATGAGCAGCGCGAGCTCTACCGCATCTACCACATCGACCCGAGGGAGGTCGGCTACGATGGCTGAGCCACCACCGCAGCGCGAGACTTTCGAGAGCATCAAGGACGATCGCACTGACCTGCCCTCAGCCTCGACGGCCATCCTGGTGGTGGTCGTCGGCGTCGCCATCATCCTGGCGCTGCTGTTCCTGTTCCAGGTCCTGGTGGTGCGATGATCGGCCTCATTGCCATCTTCCTGGTGGTCGGGCTCACCGCATGGGCCTGCCTGCACCTGATCAACCGATGATCGCGATGGCAACCAGGGTGTTGCTGCTCCTGGCCCTCTACCTGGGCGCGCTCTGGTTCGGCGGCTACGTGTTCTGGCTGGCAGGCGCCATCCGCTAGGTAATGCACCAGCCCCATGCCGGATGCCAGCCGCTGCGGTTGTGCTGGGTGAACTGATCGTCGATCCACGCATACGACGACGCCGCTTCCGCCACGCCACAGCGCACCGCCACAGCCAGCGCCGCACGGGCATACTGCGCGTATCCCACGCTGCCCGACGTTTCGTTGTAGAGCTCAGCCATGCCGGTCGGATCGTCCGGGGCAAACGGCACCTCGTCGGGGTGCATCGCCACCATCCGCATCGCGGCCTCCAGCCAGGACAGATACTTCGGCCCGACCAATGCCTGACCAGCTGCGTGCGCCACCGGAGCGGTGCGCTGGACCTGCCACAGCTCCCCATCGCCCTTGTCGACGACGGTCATCACCTCGTTCTGGCACTTGATCGGGAAGGGTTCGACCGGCCACGGCCCGCCAGCGTAGTGATCGACCGGCAGCCACGTGTCGGTCGGGGTGATCGCAGCCGTGAGGTTGCACGTATATACAAGGCCGGTGTTGTAGGGGACGGGTGTGGCGCGCGGCCAGGCTTCGCCGTTGGTTCTCTGGACCTCGGAATCGATCTTCCAGGTCAGCTGTTCGCTCCACTCATCGAAGCCGAGTTGCATGCACATCCCATACACCAAGCTTTCCATGGCACACTGCCAAAACACCGCGTAGGTGCCGGATGGATGCGCTGGGGTGCCCTGCGACCCGCCGAACTGGCGGGCGCGGAACACCGACAGGATCGGGTCCTCAGATGCCATGTCCTCCAGCATCGAGGCGCGCACGCCCTCCATGTGCTGGTGGAACACCGACTGGGCCAGCAGCCAGCGCGGCGGATCGGTCGGCGAGGCAACAGCCGCATACAGCTTGTTGCGCAACGGCCATGCGCCATACCGTCCGGCCCAGGTGTAGCGTCCGGATGCCGGCTCGCCGATGATCTCGATGTTCGCCTGGAACTGCAGCGCCTCCAGGTAATACACATCGCCGGTCAGCAGCCACGGCAGGTAGCTACATGCGGGAGAGTGCCCGCTGTCGTAGGTGACGATGCCCTTGATCATCGGCACGATCGGATTGCCGCCGTTTGGATAGCTGGTCAGCGTCGGATAGTCATTGACCAGATCGAGCGGCGCACCCGTGACGGGGTCACGCAGGTGCATGCTCATCGTGCCCGACGCCTCGCCCTGGGCGATGACCGTCGACGTGTTGTTCCCTTTGCACAACCATTGTGCAGCCCAGCCGGTCAGGATGCCGATGTCGGGTCGATCGCCGGTCCACCCCATGCCGGTCACCATGCCGCTGAACCCCATCACGGTGTAGGCCTGCGGCGCCAGATCGGCGATGAAGGTGCCGAGCACCGTGCCGTCATAGTGCGGCACCTTGCCCGAGGCGATCAGTGTTTCACGTGAAACACGCACCGGCCTGGGCGCGGACTGCCAGCGCCAGCGCGCATACCACGGGTGCGACGGCACCGGGATCGTTGCCACCAGTTCGTCGCCGTCCCAGATCTCGGCCTCGTAGGCGCCCAGGTTGGCGGGCGTCAGCGAGGCGACCAAGGGCACACCGAGCTCGACGACGACCTCTTGCCGCGAGCCATCAGCGTCTGGCCGGAACCACACCGTCAGCCCCGGCAGTGCGTCATCCTGCCGCGGCGCGCGGTAGCAGCGCTGCACAAACGCCCCGTCCGGGTCGACGTAGTCGCCCATGTTCTCGGCCCCCGCCTGCTCGTAGACGGTCTCGCCGGATGCGGCGCGGATGACGACCGCCAGCCCCTCGCCCTCGGGCTCTGGTTCCGGTTCGGGCAGGACGTTATCCACCAGCGGCGGTGCCACGCCGCCCCACGTGCCGTCAGGCGGCTCTGGCGTAGGCGGTGTGGGCGGCGTGACCGCGTTCTCCAGAGCCAGCACGCGCGCGTCCAGATCGGCGATCGCCGCATCGGTGGCGCCGGCATGTTGTTCCAGCGCAGCGACGCGCTGTTCCAGCTGCGGATCATCCGTGGGCTTGGGCATTGGCGTTCCAGTTGGCGGGAATCCGCCGGTAGTGGCATGTTACCCACAGGGGGAGCCACCCGCTATGTCGATGATGTCGATGCCGCACACGCACGAGGTGCGTTACCGCGAGCTCAGCTACGCGCAGAAGCGGGCGATCCGCGCCCGGCTGGAATCCTCGTTCGACTGGGACGACGGGAAGTACGCCGAGGGCGCGTCAGACCACAGCATCGGTGAATCGCTGGACATCCCGTGGTCGCTGATCCGCTACGTACGTGAGCGCGACTATGGCCAGTTGGCGAGATGAGAACCGAGCGCATCGGCGACGCGACGTTGTATCTGGGCGACTGCCGGGACGTGCTGCCGGGGCTGTCGGGCGTGGACGCCGTGGTAACGGACCCACCGTACGGCATCGGCTTTGCCGCGCAACCAACACGCTACCAGAGGGCGAACGGGTTGCCGAGAACCGATTGGGACAATGTTGCGCCGCAGGCGTTTGTCAGTGCGCTGGTGGCGCAGTTTCCATCCGTTATCTGGGGCGGCAACCATTTTGCCCTGCCGGCCAGTCGAGGCTGGCTTGTCTGGCACAAGCAGGGCAACGCGCCATCGATGGCAGATGCTGAATTGGCGTGGACAAGCGTCGATATGAACGCGCGCAGTTTCGAGAAATCGGTGAAGTCGGCCAGTTTGGAGAAGGATTTAAGATCGCTCGCCCATCCGACGCAGAAGCCAGTTGCACTTATGGAGTGGTCAATCGAGGTGTTTTCTGACGCAGATACGATCCTTGACCCATTCATGGGCAGCGGCACCACGGGCGTCGCCTGCGCGCGTCTTGGCCGCTCGTTCATCGGCATTGAGATCGAGCCGCGCTATTTCGACATAGCGTGTCGCCGGATCGAGCAGGCACAACGGCAGCGCGATCTGTTCGTGCATGCGCCGGTGCCTGAACCACCCGAGGAGCAGCGCGTCCGCGACCTGTTCGCGCCGCTGGCTGCCGACTGAGGTGGCCCCATGACACTGCACCTGCAACCTGATATACTGGCGCCAGATACGAGCGATTCTACTTCGGGCGCTGCGTCTCCTCCCAACGACGCACCGCCCGACTTTTCCGCCTTCGACTTCGCTCTCCAACGCTACAATCGCGCCCCCATAGCCTTTGTGAGGGAGGTGCTGCTGCAGGAGCCCGACGCGTGGCAGATCGAGGCGCTGCGTGGGTTCGCCAAGGGCTTCACCCGGCACAGCATCAAAAGTGGTCACGGTGTCGGCAAAAGCTGCCTCGCCGCCTGGGTGGTGCTGTGGTTCATCTGCACCCGGGCGCCGTTCAAATGCGCCCTGACGGCACCCAGTGCGCCGCAACTCTTCGACGTGTTGTGGCCCGAGCTCCTCAAGTGGATGGGTCGCATGCCGGAACAGTGGCAGGCGCTGTGGGATGTGACGACAGACCACATAACGCTCAAATCGGACAAGGAATGTTTCGTCACAGCACGCACGTCCCGCCCTGAGACGCCAGAAGCCATGGCAGGCTTGCACTCTCGCAACATCCTGTTAGTTGCAGATGAGGCCTCGGGAATTGACGAGAAGGTCTACGAAGCAGCGTCGGGTAGCATGTCCTCCTCCGGTGCGATCACGCTGCTGATCGGAAATCCCACCAGAGACTCGGGCTTCTTCTGGCGCACCCACACACTCGAGCGCGACCGCTGGCGCTGCATGACGGTGTCGTCAGCAGAGTCCACACGCGTCGACGCCAGCTACATCACCGAGATGTCCGAGCGATACGGCTCCGAGTCCAACGCGTTCCGCGTGCGTGTGCTGGGCCAGTTCCCCAGCAGTAGTGATGATACGTTCATTCCTGGCGAGCTCGTGGACATGGCCATGAATCGCGACGTGCCATTGGATACCGGGGCTGCTGAGTTGTGGGGTTTAGATCCCGCGCGGTACGGGGCGGATGCCTCGGTGCTGATCAAGCGCAGGGGTAACGTGGTGACCGAGCCGCCCCGGCGCTGGCGCAATATCAGCACCATGGAACTGGCAGGTGCCGTCAAATACGAATACGACCTTGCCGCCCAGAACCGACCCACGCTCATCGTCATAGACAGCATAGGCATTGGTGCCGGGGTCGTGGACCGGCTCCAGGAGCAGGGGCTTCCGGTATTGGGGGTCAATGTCTCTGAGTCGCCAGCCAACGCGAATAATTTCATGCGTTTGCGTGATGAGTTGTGGGCCAGAATGCGCGAGTGGCTGGCAACGCGCGTGGTCAAGCTACCCAAGGACGATCATTTTCGGGGCGATCTCGTCTCGGCAAAATACACCTTCAGCAGCACTGGCAAGCTGCAAATCGAAAGCAAGGAGAGTATGCGGCGCAGAGGCCTGCCGAGTTGCGATCACGCCGATGCGTTAATGCTTACGCTCGCGCAACAAGGATTAATGGTATCATCAGCAAATAATTCGTGGTTATTCGATTCTCAACCCATAATGGATGGGATACCGGGGATGGAACTATGAGCTGGGCGCCGCTTGAGCAGAGGTTCTGGCAATCGGTCTCGCCGTGTCCCAACACCGGCTGTTGGTTCTGGGATGGCGCTGCCTGGAAGAATTACGGCGTCATCTATGGCGAGGGGCGCTACTGGGTGGCGACGCACCTGTCCATGCGACTGCATGGCCTCCAGCCGCCTGATGACGAGGCATTTGCCTGCCACCACTGCGACGTGCGGCTCTGCGTCAATCCGGAGCATCTCTACTGGGGCAACGCCGCTACCAACATACAGGACAGTTACGATCGCCGTCGCCGTGTCTCGCCCTTGAAGGGCCGTGTAGGCGAGCGCGCCACCAATGCCAAACTGACTGAGGCTGAGGTCAGGGACATTCTGTCCAGTCCGCTGGGGAGCCCAGAGCTTGCGAATCAGTATGGTGTTGCCCACAGCACGATTCGTCGGATTCGCAGACACGAGAGATGGGGGCACATCTGATGCAGTTGATCCACATCGAGCGGACCCAGGTGGCCGATGCCGACCGGCAACTGGTGCTGGCACTGGAGCGCCGCAACAAGGCGGCAGAGCGGTGCGTCGAGGCGAACCAGCAGGCGGCGGCGGCTAAGGCTGCCCTGCTCCATCGCCTCGCCGAGTGCCTCCAGGCTGGCACTGACGTGGCCGCGCTGCGGAACACACTGCTGGGCAGCGGCATCAACGCGAGCATCGTCAGCACCATGCTGGAGGCCGCACGCCATGGCGGCGCTTAACGGAGCGCAAGAAGTGAGGGGCAGCCGAAGCCGCCCCTCTGTGCCATGCCTGGCCGGGCCTAGCCCGGTCGGACCGGGCCTAGCCAAGCCAACGGTGAGGTAACCCAGCGATGAGTCCGATTGCAATCATTCTGATCGTGGTCCTGCTGGTGGTCGTGTTAGGCGGCGGCTGGGGTTATCGGTCAGGCTACTATGCGACGACCCCCGGCTACGGCTACGGCATCGGCCTCGTCGGCCTGATCATCGTGATCTTGCTCGTGTTGCTGCTGATGGGACGCATCTGATGAGCGGCGTGATACCACCCGCGATATCACCCGGTCTGCGCCAGGGCATCAACCCGATGGCGCCGCAGGTGGGCCAGCAAGGCATGAACCCGCCGCAACAGGGCCTGCTGGCGCCCAACACGCAGAGCTATGGCGCGCCGCCGCTGCCGCCGATCGAGGGTCTGGTGCGACCGATGGGTCAGCGTCCCACCGACCACCAGGTGATCGCCACGCTGCTGCCGAGGCGCAAAGACGAGGACATCCCGGACGACCCGACCGACGACCTGCCACCGGAGATCCGGCCTTATGCGCTGGGCCTGCGCCCGAGTGTGCAGCCATCCTCGACCCCGTGGGTGCAGGAGATCGTCTACCAGCGCCTCGGCAAGGAGGACGATGAGATCAGCGAGATCAACCGATACTACTTTGGTATCGCGCGAAACTATGACGAGGAACTGAGCAACCAGCGGGTTACCGCGAGCGAGTATTACAACGGCAAGGGCTTTGGCGACGAGCCGGCACTAAAGGGCCGTTCCCAATTGGTTATGACTGTTGTTAGGGATACGATTCGTTCGACGCTTCCGAGCCTCCTGCGCGTGTTCACGGGCGTCGAGGACCCGGTGCATTTCGAGCCGATCAGCAGCGAGATATCCGGCAACGACAAGCTGGCGACGATGCTAAGCCGCCAAGCCACCGACTACGCCCGCTGGGCGCTGTTCGTGGCCAACCCCGGCTGGTCGATCCTGCACGATGCGCTGCTCGATGCGCTCACCCGCAAGGCGGGATGGGTGCGTTGGTCATGGGGCAAGAAGCAGCAGATCCGCACCGAGGTGGCCGAGGGCCTCATCCTGCCGCAGCTGCAGATGCTGCTCGCCGAGCCGGGGATCGAGGCCCAGCGCATCGTCAGGCGCCCGATGACCAGGGCCGAGCAGGAGGCGATGGCCAAGACGCCCGAAGGCCAGATGTATCTGGGGCAGGGCGGGCCACCGGAATACTGGTCCGCTACGATCACGCGCAGCGTGCAGCAGGCGTGGCCGATCGTGGAATCTGTGCCGTCCGAATGTGTGTGGGTGGTGTCCGACGCGTCCACCGTCAAGGAAGCGCGCGGTGTGTTCCACGTCAGAGATGTGAGCGCCTCGGACCTGATCGAGATGGGGTTGGATGAGCACGCGGTGCTGCGGGCTGGTGGTTCAGCGCCCACGACGCAGTGGCGGCGCGAGGCGATCGCCAGGGACAGTGCGTCGGGGCACCACATGCACGGCGGGCCACCCAACGATCGCTCCATGGGCATGATCCGCTACATCGAAGGCTGGATCAGGTGCGACGCCGACAACGACCACAAGGCGGAGTTGCTGCACACCCACAGCCTCGGCGACGACTGCCGGTTGGTGCAGTGGGAGCGCACCGACGAAATCCCCCTGAGTTGTTTTACGCCCTACAGAGAACCGGGACGGATCATCGGGTCGTCTGTGTCCGACATGGTGATGGACCTGCAGCGCCTGCAGTCCAGGGTGATGCGCGCGACGCTCGATAGCCTGGGTCAGGCGATGTACCCGAGGACGGTGATCACCCTCGGCCAGGTGAACATGTCCGACGTGCGCCAGACCGCTATCGGTTCGATCATCAGAGTCGCACAGCAGGGCGCCGTGCAGGAGCTCGTGAAGCCGTTCGCCGGGGCAGCGGCGCTGCCGATCATGCAGTTGCTGGAGGGCGTCAGGGAGAGCCGCACCGGCATCACCCGTGCCTCCCAAGGTTTGACGGTCGACGAGCTCCAGAGCACCGCGCCGATCGCCGTGTCGCAGCAGACCAGTGCCGCGCAGGACCGCCTCGACATGATGGCGCGGACCTTGGCCGAGACCGGGCTGGCGCCGCTATACAGCGGTCTGCTGCGCATGCTCGCCAAGCAGCAGGACCGGCCCAACGTGATCCGCATCCGGGGCGAGTGGATATCGATCGATCCCAGAGCGCTGGGCACGATGTGGGAAGCCGCGGTCGAGGTCGGCGGCAAAGGCATGCCGATGGAGCGCCTCGCCATGCTCGCTCAGATCGCCGGTAAGCAGGAACAGATCATCACCAACTACGGGTTGCACAACCCGCTGGTCGGCGTGCCCGAGTACAGGAATACCCTCGCGCGCATGCTGGAGACCGCCAACATCGCCGACGTGTCCAACTACTTCAAAGAACTGCCCGACGACTGGCAGCCGCCGCCGCCCAACCAGGGGCCAACCCCGGAGCAGGTGCTGGCCATGGTGCAGCAGCAGAAGACCGCCGCTGATTTGGAGACGGATCGTGCCAAGGCGCAGACCGATCGCAGCAAGGCGCTGTCGGACGACGATCGCGAGCGCGACAAGGCGGCGCTGGACGCATGGGTTGAGCTTTGGAAGATCGGCGCCCAGTTTGGCACGCCCGTGCCATCGCTCGACGAGCTACGCGCGGCGATGCAGCCAGACCAGCCCAACCTGGGCCTCATCGGCGACCTGCCGCCGCCTACCTCACCGCAGCAGCCGGCAACCGGCATGCAGGGGCCGCAGCAGCCCAAGCCGGGGCCAGCCTCGCCGCTGATGGGGATGGCGCCGGGACAGGGCGGTGGCCTGGGGGCCCAGCGTCCGCAGGCGCCGATGGCGCCGCCGGTAGGCTCCACCCCGCCCGACACCGCTCATATGGTTCGCCAGGCGCTCGCCACCGGTAACTTACCGACTAGCTATGGCGAGATAGCAAACAGAGCAGCGTCAGGACTTGTGGCTGGAATGGGAGGGCCGACCCTCAGACCGCCGGGACCCTCCAATGGCTAGAGGCCTATCGGGAGATATCAATCCTTCTTTTGAGACTGATCGCCAAATCTCGTGGCGTCTGATCCCACCGACGACTGATGCAGCAATTCCGTATTTTCGGCTTGCTGCTTTTTCGCCTAGGGGATCAACGTATATTTTCCTAACCAATTCCGCGGTAAGCTTTGCTCGAGGGTTGTCTTCGCCTACTTGGTTGGTTGGGCCACGACCCTTCGCCAGCATGTCTGCTATATTGTCGGCGCGCGTCCCGACGAACAGATGGTCTGGATTGACGCACACCCGGTTGTCACACCGATGGAGGACGCAGCCTTCACCGCTCCAGTCTGGGTGTGCGAACGCATATGAAATGCGATGGGCAAGTGTCTTGGGATTCGGTCTGTCGGTTTGGCCGCCCCAGCGGAGCACGCCGTATCCTCTGACGAGGGCTGTGCCAGTCCATTCCCAACAGTCATCGGTCTTGTGGACGTGCGCCCAGAAGGTTTCGGGCGTATTGGGTCGCCTAGACATGCGAGTGCTTCATCCATTCGCGTGGTTAGAGGCGGCGTCGGGTGTTACGGCCCGATGCCACCTCGTTCATGCCATAACGAGCGCGCAAGCGCCATGAGCGAGCAGGTGATCCAGCTACATGGTGGCGGCGATAAGCGGGCCGAGGTGCTGGAGACGGCGATCCTCAACGTGATCCGCAGCCGCGGCACCGGGCTGCCGTTCCCGCTGGTGCTAGGCGTGCTCAGGCTGGTCGAGCATCGGCTGATAGCGGAAGCGGAAGCGCCGTGAGCCATGGGTGACCGCACCAAGCGCCCGATGAGCGATACCGAGCGGGATTTGATCATCACGCTCCGAATCCAGGGCAAAACCTATCCGGAATTGGCAAAACTGACCGGAAGACCCCTCGGAACCATCAGTTCGGTGCTTTCAACGGCCATTTTGACCCGAAAAGACCTCAGAACGCGCGAGATGGACCCAGCAGTGAAGCGAAAAACACCATGAACTGGACTTTGGACCTCAACGCCGAGCCAAAAAGCATCATGGAGGCCCGTCAGGAGGCTTCCATGGCCCAAAGAGTGCTGAATGACGCGGTTTTCGTCGATTTCCTCGACCAAATGCAGCATGCAGCGTCAAATACCGCGCTTTTCGATGATAAATTGGAGGTCCGTGACGCCGCACGGGTGAAAGTGCTCACCATTGCCGAGCTCAAGGCGCGGCTTCAGGAGGCGGCGCGCCGCCCGATGCAGGACGCCGAGGACCAGGAGCAGGCCACGGTACATGAATAGCTAGGGGGACCAAATGAGCGAAACCACCGGCCCGGCCTCGCCAGCCGCGCCAAGCGACAGCACCAGCAGCAGCGACTTCGCGCCAGCACCCGACACCCGGCCCGAGCTCAGCGTCAGCGATGCGGCGCGGATGCTGCGGAACCACCGCCGCGCCCAGGCAGCGCCGCCGCCTGGGGATAACTCTGGGGGTTACGGGCACAACTCGGGCGAGGCGGCGCCTGCACAGCCTCCCGCAGATAGTCGGCGCCAGCCGGCACCCCAGCAACCTGGCGGTATGTCGGCGCTGGAGCGGGCACTGGGGT